CAGATATGACATAGCTACTACTGAAGTAATAACCACGTCACAAGATCACACACTTTAGTGTGATCCGAGCCTATGTCAGAGGGTCTATCTGGGTCACAGATTCTTAGGAACAAGTTCCTAATATAGAATCATATGAATTTTCCAGACCCCCGGTTAAGGCAGAAAAGCGAAGCTTCGGCATAAATGCCGTAAGTTTACATCGAACGGTGTTTAGGTGGGTTCCGATTTAAATTGTTGAATCGGTATTGATGGATAGATAGCTCCACCCACGCTAAACGTGCCATGATTTTGAGTCGCTCACCCCTAAGGTGAAGAATAAGATTGTGAAAAAGGCGCTCAATTCATTTTTGGACACTGCAATGGCAAACATAGATATAATCTTCTCAATGTTAATCAGCATTAAGGGAAGATCAAAAAGGTAGGCAAGAGAGAGTATGAATAATGATTAAATTCCTCTTCTCTTATCTGTTGTGTGGCAATCACTCCACGTTGCTTGCACGTTCGGTATTGATATATAAAGTGGACTTATTAAGAAAATGACCAAAGTCATGAGATATGTAGGGATTCAAAAGGCTAGTTAACCCGACTACGATTATCGTAATCGGCTCTATATGCATTCGGATATAGTTGATCCATCAAAGCTAGAGGGCTTTAACAAATCTGGTAATCTGCAATTTAACTATAGTCTGATAAGGGGGAGTCTTGGATAACCCCTATTTCGTTAGAATATCAGGCATTCTATGCCGAGATTACGAAATAGGAACCCTCATACAACTTACTTCTACATGTGTCTCTTATTTGACTCTTATAAACGGAACCGTATTTCATTGGTTCAATCATCATTCGGCGGTAGGGCAACCCCTAACGCAGGTAGCTAGATGGAAATCGACTCAGTTAGTACCCATCGTCAGGTACTCTCGCACGACTAGCAAAACCCACCTTTATCGGTGTTAACAGAAATTGATGATGCAATGAAATTCATTCCTACTCGAAAAAGATAATTTGATTACAAAATTATCTGTGGGGTCTCTTCATGTTTCGAGAAGAAGGTCTCCTAAGGTGGTCAATAATCTTAAATTTAGGATGTAATAAACTAACATACATTGCAAGGTGATACAGTTGAAGATTTAAAGAAACTCGAGTCAACATTTAACGTTGAACAGACAAGCCGTTTCTTAATTTGCCTAAATGATTTAATTAAGTAGCGGGAGGGTTGGGAGTCTTACAAAGGTAGGAAGATCCCTCCTGCACAGGTCAAGGCAGTATCGGAACAAGGTTCCAAGATTAGAACTGTAACTTGCTCTCCAGCGTCGTTAATTGCCGTTGGCGGTTCTTGGTAACAGATGCTTATGCGTATTCTTAAAGAATAGCCTGAGTGTAAAGAAACTCTTAAAGGGGATAAATCTGCAGCAATTAGAGAATTACTGCTTCGGTGTCCTGAATCAAAAGAAAAGAGAGTTCTTGTTTCCGCTGATTTAACAGCCGCATCTGACCGTCTACCTCTTTGGTTTATAAGCCGGGTAGTTGATAACCTAATCAAAGCTGTAAAGGCTCCAGATTTCATGGGAGATATTCTTAAGGACCTAACTGGTTC